CCATTTAGTTTGCTCCCTTAGACGACCGCACTAGAGCGGGCGTAATGGACGTTCTGGTTCCACTGCACAATCACTTCGGCGTAATTCGTTGCAGAACTCTTGGTTTCATGTACAAACTCAACGAGCTTGAACGGGAACGTCGTTGTGGTATGGGCAACAGAACTAACTGCCGCACGAGAGACTCCGTTGACCGTCGAACCTACTGCTTCTGCTGGAGTTCCTGCGAGACAGAGGTTCTGGCCACGATCCGTCTGCGCCAGATAACTGATCGTCACGCCGCCTGCGGCGCACACCGCGACCTTGAACGCCTGATCCGGATCATCCGCCACGTAGGCCATGATGTCCGAGGCTGCTGTCAGCGCCGGAAGCACGTTGGTGAAGATCTTCTGGCCCGTCGCGGCCTGCGTGTACGTGCAGCCCTGAAAAACGCCTACGGCCAGCGTGCAAGCATCCGTTGCCGAGTGCTTGGAAACGCCGCCAGCGGCATTCAGCAGAACGATGTCACCGAAGTAAATCGCAGTGCCTTCCGCCGTAGCGATAGGATACTGCCTCAACGCGCCTGCATATGACTGCCCACCCAAAAGGTTTACCGGGACGAAGCCATACGGTGCGCTCACAGTGGGATAAGCCATTGTTAGCTCCTGTAAAGATTATTTGCCACTACCGAACGTGACCGTGGATTTTCGCTCTGTAAAAAGCGGCATCTTCGGGTCTTCGGTCTTCATGTAGTTATTGTCCACGGCCTCGATCTGGCTACTGGATTGACGGGCATAATACTCATTACGCTGATCAACCATCTCCTGCGGGGCCTTGCACAGTAACAATCCACCGACCTCAATGTTGTCCTTAAAGCGACTGTTTGGGTCGGCCATCATCATTAACTCGGGATGATCGGAAGCCTTGACCGGCTCCCACCCTTCCCTGAACTTTGCCGAGGTATTAGTGGGATCAATCTGTCCCATAGTACTCGTACGAATCCACCTGAACGCCCATCCCGGCTGGGGAGTCGGAGACGGGAGCGTCTGCGGGGGTGTCCAAGCTTTCCTGCGCTGCGTTGCTTCACGAGAATCAGTTTCGCGAGCCAGACGTGTTTCAACCATTTTGAGCATTCTCCAGTTTAATGACTTCGCGTGCGTACGCTTCGTTCGTAAGCCCTAAGCGTTTTGCCAAGGCAATCTGCGTAGGTGTCAGGCGAACTTGCTTAGGCGCGGTGGACCGCGTAGCGGGAGCAACAACTGAAGCTGCTCTGCGCGTGGATGGGGTCGGTTTTTCCGACTCTTTATCCTGCGTTTCTGTCTGCTCTTCCTCGAAATTCTCGGGGAATCGCTTGCGCATTGTCTTGTCAATCGTTGCGTAGTAATTATCACTGCGCGGATCAACACCAGACTTGACCAGCTTTTCATGCAGACCCAAGGCGAGGGCGGTCATCTCCTCATCCGACCCAAACCAAGTGTTCTTTCCCCGCCATTTGTCGGCCTTGGGATCGACTGTAACTTGGTTAGGTGGTGTCCGTTGAGGTTGTTCTACACCAGAATCGTCCTCTTGTACAGTGGTAGGACGGTATTTCTGATACTCCCGTAACTTAATTTTAGCGTCGGTCAGGGCTTCCTGTGCGTCCGCGATGGCCCCGGCGTCACCCGACTCGTAGGCTTGCTTAAGTTTATCTTTGGCTGCGCCCACTTCGGAGGTCGTAGCCTTGGAAATCTCCTCAATAAAGAGCTTTTCGCCCTCTCCCAGACGCTTTTTGAGGGCTTTATTTTCCTCAAAAGTGGCCTGTGCGAAGCGGACGGCTTCCTCTTTTTCCCTGTTTTCCCGCTCTTTTGCGCGTCTTTCGTCATGGTAGACGCGCTTCATCTGGGACAAACGTAACTTTACTTTGTCCGAATAGGCTTCCAGATCGTCCTTTTCAAGTTCCTCAACGATCTCTTTGGGCATTTCACCCCGGCCACGGTCCTCCGGCGGGGTGTCGTCCACGATCTCAATCTGAAGCTCCTCGTCGGCAAGGATCTCGTCGTCCTTCTTGTCCTTGTCGGCGTCTACTTCGACTTCTTTGCTCTTCGGGTCCATCTATATCTCCTATGCGCGACTAATGCCGCGAGGGTCCTGCACAACGGCTTCGATGGTGTCGTCGTTCAGGATGCGGAATTCTTGCCCATGAATTTTGAGTCGCGTGCCCGCGTAGGCACGAGTCAATACGAAATCTCCTTCCTTGCAGTAGGCCCCGCTGGGGAACCTTGTAGCGTCCTTATAGGCATCTGGACCCAGCTTCAACACAAACAACACCACCGTGGAGTGTTCTTCTGCTTTAACAAACGCTTCCGGTTTAATGATGGTGTCGTTGAACTTTTCCTCGACGTTTGGGACGAGGCATAGAACACGGTAGCCCTTGGGTTCAGGCAGCTGTGTGGCCTTGGCAGCGGTGTCTCGTGTTTCCTCGATATTAATACTACTCATCAGCATCTTTCTCCATGCGGGTTTGCAGGTCTACAATAACTTGCTCGGCGCGATCCAGACCTAGAATGATCCCGACGAGTTTCATGTACTCGGAAAATTCCTTGAGGTTCCCGTACCCCATGAACTCTTTAATCTCATTGCGTTGCTCGGCCAGTTGCGAGCGCACGTAGTCCAGTTCATCACTCACTTCTTATCTCCCTTGGTTGCAGGCTTGCGGGCCTGTTTGAGCTTGAGAGTATTACTCTGCTTCTGGACCTCCATCTGGTCCGCGTGCTTAGACAGGTCAGACGCAAGGCTGGAATGATGCTTGACCATGTCCGCGCCCATGCGCCGTCCCTCTAGCTCCTGTTGGTCTTTTGTTTTTGCGATGTCGGTCATCGTACGCAGCGCATCGGACCCCTTCTGCTGGTCCAGCTGGTCCTTCTTTGCCCCGGCATCGACCATGATCCGCATGGTGTCGGCCTTGTCCTTCTGCTGCAGTGCAGCGGCCTTGAGGGCCACGTCCTGCTGGTCCTTCTGCGCCTTGCGCTGAAGCTCGCCTTCCTTGACCGCCACGTCGCGCTGCTGCAGCTGGAACAGCGGGTCTTGCGCCTGCTCCTGTGCCTGCTGGGCCTGCGCTTCCTGCTGGTCCTTCTGCAACAGTCTCGACGCCGCCTGCGCCGCCAGCTGCGACAGCTGCACCTCGATCTCGGGCGGCAGCGTGTAGTCATCCACGTCGGCATCGCCCGCCTGCTGTGGCATCGGCGGCAGTGCACCACCCAACTGTTTCTCTATCTCTCTGCGGTACTGGAACGCCACATGCTCCATGACGTGCGCCATCGCCGCGCCCTGCAGCGCCTGCGCCTGTGGGTTCTGGCCCATGATTTGTTGTAGCTTGGGGTCTTGTAATGCCGTCATGTGGACGGTCAGGTGTGCCTCATGATCCTGATACATGAACGCCTTGACCGGTCGGCCCATCATCACGTTCATGTTCTCTGTGACGGGGTCTACCGGCTTCATGTCGGTGTCCTGCGGCACGATCTTGGCCGCGTTCTTGACCCCAAGAGTCTCAATCATCTGCCGGTGCAGGTACTTCAGGTCATAGATCTGCGGAGCTTGTGCCGACAGCTGCATCACGGCTTGGTACTGCACCACCCTCTGTGACATCGTACTCGCGTTGGGGTCCGAGACCGGCAATACATCCACTAGGTCATAGTCAGCCTGCTTGGCTTGCTTAGTCCCGGTCTCCGGGTCGTACTCGTAGTCGGCGGGAGTGTTGTCACGGATGATGATGGCGAGGAGCTTGAACTCCTGCTTCATCGTGTAGTGAATCCGCGCCTGAACCGCCGACATGACTTTCAGGACGCGCTCCAAGATGGCCAGCGTCGTCCCCACCGGAGACTGGGCCGACATATCACTGACTTTAAGATCTGCGACGGCCGCAAACCGCCTGCCGTCCTCGATGATTTTATCCATCAACGCCAAGAGCGTCTGAGATGGTTCTTTGTACGGCAGTGGTAGAATATTGTCTTTCACTGCCCCGCTGGGCAGATCCACGTCACGCCACTCGCCGGGGGCGATGGGTGTATCATCCCCCTTGACCTTCATGCCTCGGGATTTCAAGCCACCGGGTAGATTGCTGAGGGTGCCTGCATCCACCAGCTGACGAAGTAATGACGTACCGGCCTTAGCATGACCACCTATCAAGTGCATCAAGCCGAAGTAGTAGAACCCAAAGCCGGGGATATAGCCGTAGTGCACAAAGTGCTGGCGCTTGATCCGCAAAGTATCGTCTTCCAGCCAGTTTCGGCGGATGGAAAGTACTTTCGTCGTGCCGCGCTCAATGGTGACGATATACGGCAGTTCGATCCCGTCCTCGTCCTCGTACCCCTTAAGGTTCAGGTTAGCGTGCATCTCAAGCACGAGAAAACGGTTATCTTTTGTTGCTGAGAAGCCCTGCTCCTTGGCCTTGGCTTTCTCAATCTCGTCCATGATCAGCTGCGGCTCGCCCAGATCTACCTCGCGATAGAACCCTGCTACCTGAAGCTTGAGGATCTCGTTCTTGGTCTTGCGCATCCGGTGCGTGACACGCTCGGAACTCTCCACGCTGCTGGCACCGTACGGGACGACGATGTCTTCGGCGGCGATGAACATTGCCGTCTGGCGACCCATGCTTGGGTCGAAATAGATCTTCTTGAACGCGTTGCCGGACAGGCACAAACTGATCAACATCCGCTCGTGTTCAGGGCGGTACTCCTTCATGATCTCCGTAAGCTCGAAGTTCATGTCGTTCTCGACCCGCGCTGCGGCGTCCTTTTTCTCCGGTGTTTCCTTGCCGATTATCTTAGTTCTGACTGGTCCTGCTGCTGGAAAAGTCTCAGTTATAGTTTCTGCCTGAAACTTTACAGCGGACTCCATGAGGAGGGGGTGGAACACCCCGCAAGCTCCCGGCCACGGCTCGGTACGGTTCTCATACTTGAGGCCCAGAAGCTCCATCCCCTTCTGGTAAGTTTCAAACCATTCTTTACGATCTATTAGATCTGCATCGTAT